CAGAGGTGCTGGTGAGGACGATCTGAGCTACAAGGCTGATTACTCAGAGCATCAAGACGTTATAAATTTGCTAGATAAGTGCCAGCAAGCTGACAAAGACAATCGTGAACGTGTCAGAGAGGCCCATCTGTTCCTGGATAAACGAGATGGTCAGTGGGAGCCCGAATTCTGGAGCAGCAACGACAATAAGCCTCGTTATACTTTCGACATGGTCAATCCTATCGTAGACCAGGTAGCTTCTGAGATAGAGCAGAACGACTATGATATTCGGGTATCTCCGGCTGGAGGTGACGCAACTAAAAACTTGGCTATGTCGTTTGATGGAATGATCCGTAACATCGAGCAGATGTCTAATGCGAAGACTGTCTATTCGCAGGCGGCAAGAAACATGGTGATCGGAGGCATGGACGGCTGGCGCGTCATTCAAAAGTTTGTGGACGATAACAGCTTTGATCAAGACTTATCGATTGAGCATATTGGTAACTTTGTTGATCGAGTATGGTTTGACCCGGCGGCTGAGGCCCAAGACAAGTCAGACAGCCGTTATGCCTTTGTATTGCACCCAATGGCTGTCGATGAATATAAGTCCAGGTTCCCAGAGGGCTCTGGCGAAAGCGTAAGTGATGACAGGGAGGGCGATGCGTACTATGACAAAGCTGAAGTAGTCGTGGTCGGAGAGTTCTTGTACTTGGAGTCAAAGGACCGTGATCTGGTGATGATGTCAAATGGTCAGGTCCATGAGGTAAATGACGCTTATGAAAAGGTTGTCGATGATCTCAAATTAATCGGCGTTACTGAGGTTAAGCGGCGAACACGCAAGAAGCATTATGTATGCTCACGGTTTTTTGACGCAAAGGACTTCTTAGAGGATAAGCGGGAGACTGTGTTCTGTCGCATCCCGGTAGTGCCAGCTTACGCTAATTTTAAGATATCTGAGAATAAAACAATTTATTGGGGTGTAGTTGAAAAGCTGCTAGACCCGCAGCGAGTAATGAACTACAGCGTGTCTCGTGAGATTGAGGAAGGAGCTTTAGCGCCTCGTGCGAAGTATTGGATGACAACTGCTCAGGCATCTGGTCATGAAAAGAAGTTACAGACACTGAACACTAATGCTGATCCTGTACAGTTTTATAACGTAGACCCTGAATCACCTGCCGTTCCCATGCAACAGGGTGGAGCGCAAGTTAATCCTGGCTTGAGTCGAATATCAGAATCAATGCGGCTGATCATAGGCCAGACTTCCGGTATGTTCGCAGCGAATATGGGAGACAACCCAGGCTTACAGTCTGGTGTAGCCATCAAGCAACTACAGGACCGAGGAAGCAATAGCACATTCAAGTACAGCCGAAGCATAGAGATTGCTGTAGCGGCTACAGGCAGACTCTTAAAAGACGCTATCCCAATGGTGTATGACACACAACGGCAGGTGAGAATACTCCGAGAGGATGAGTCTTATGACATGGTTCCAATCAATCAACAAGTTATTAACAATGAAACAGGTGAGATTGAAACTGTTAATGATTTACAGGTTGGGACTTACGATGTTATCTGTCGCGCTGGTCCTAGCTTCCGTAATCGGCAGCAGGAGACTATAGAGGCCATAACAACATTGGCGCAGACCGATCCTAGCCTAATGCAGATTGCTGGTGACTTGTTGCTTCAGAATATTTCTACACCTGCAGCATCCCAGATTGCCGAGCGCAAGCGCATTCAGATGATTGATGCTGGCCTTATCCCACAGTCTCAGATGACTGATGAGGAGCTGGAAGAGATGGCTGCCAAGATGCAGGCTCAAGGTCAAGGACAGGCTCCTGATCCCGCTATGGTGCTCGCACAGGCAGAGCAGATGAAGGCCGAAGCTGACCTGATGAAAGTACAGGTCGATGCTCAAAAGGTTCAGAATGATACATTGAGGATACAATTAGATGCTCAAAATAATCAAAATGAGATTGTGGCGCAGCAGGCCAAGACCCAGGTGGATGTATTTAATGCCCAAACCAATCGCATTAAAGCTCAGGTAGATGCAGAAAAAGCTGGGGCGGTTATAGATCACACCAACATCAAGGCATTTGGTGATCAGCTAGACAACCAAGAGCAGATGACCGACATGATGGATGAGCAGGAGCGTAGAGCCCGGATGGCTATGATGTCTGATGTGGACCTTATTAGGATGGCTAACGGTGGCTAATCCATTAACTGGAATTCTTAGTGATGCAGGCTCATTCCTTGTTGATGAGGGGGCAAAGCTACTCGGTTTTGATGATGAGCGCCAAGTAGCTATATCACAAGAGGCGGTAGACCTTACTAATCAAATGGTAGATGCAGGCTTGATTGGTAAGCAGTATCGAGTAGAGCTGTTACTGCCAGAAGACGCTTCTAAAAGAACTAGACAGAACACTGGGATTAAGGGCGATGAAGAGGTGTTCAACGCTGTGAATCATGCTTTGTTTTCCTATTATGCTGGGCAAAACCCGCTAGCAGGGGCTGGTGCTCAGGCTAAGGAAATGATTCAGGGAGCGCAAGTCAAAAGTCGAGGCGGCGATCCTAGAACGGAAGGACTTGATTACTTCAATAACAAGTTTGGCATTCAGTTGGCTCGACAGGGCGCTAGCCTACAGGAAGCAAAAAATGCCATCGTGAACAGCATTGCAAACGTAAACAACGAGGGAACTAGAGGCAGAATGCTTCAAGGACTTTCTATCAGACCTGGACAAGACCTCTTGCTTAACCGTGAAGACTTGCCCACTGATACGCTTTATCCATTTAGGCGGTAATTATGGCTAAGACAGACCAAGAGTTAGCTCAGGAGGAAATGGCAAGCCGCCAGTATATGTATGGCGGTACGGGTCCGTTTTCGCAGTTTATTTCAGGCGAGCGCAGAGAGATATTGAGTCCTGAGTCAACGCAAGTTCTTGGTTTTGCTTCTGGTCCTTCTGGTGTTGAATACATCACTGAAACAATCCCTGCTGAGTATGGTCCTGCCGAATACGATCCTAGCTATTCTCCGGTCCGTAGGGGGCTTTCCGCGTTGGGCGATATGCTTGGCGAGGCTCCATCATTCCTTGGTTTCAGAGGCCCAGATGAGCAGGCAGAGGCAATACAAGGTGTAGGCTCTAGCCTCCGAGATGCTTTGTTTGGCACTTCTGAGTATATGTCTGAGCAGGCAAGGGCCGCAGCATCAGGCGGTGAATACTTTGATCCAGAAACAGGCAGGACTGTAGCGTTTGATCCTACGATAGTTATGGGAGGAGGTTCTAGCGGTGGAGGCCCAGCTTTGGCCTCTGGGTTTAGAAGATCAGGCAATGAAATTGGAGATACGCTTTTATACTCAGGCGGCGGCAGGCAAGGCACAGCAATAGCTGCAGGCTCGGCGTTGCGTAATGAATTGGAGAAAAACTTTAGAGCTAATCAGTTTCCTACAACTTTTGATCAAAGAGTGCTTGACGCATACTCATCGGAAAATTTAGACCCAAGAATATTTAAAACTGGAGCCGGAGGAACGCCTAGAGTAAACCCACAAGTAATTGAGCAAAACATTGCAACTGATATTCAATATGGTGACAACAGGATTCAGGAGGTTCCTTTTGTAAATCTTGAAGATTATGAAGGCTATGGATTTATGTCACCTATGGCTGACACTTCTGGTGCTGGAGATGTTATCCAAACTATAAATGGAGTGCCGGTAAACGTGTCAAGAAGAGGTGGCATTGACTTTATGCTTGATCCAGAGTCTGGCGATCTAGTCTGGGCTTCAGATGAAAATGTAATTAAAGGGAAAAGATCGGTTCCAAGTGAAGGAACCTTTATGGGAATTGCTAATGCTTTGAAAGAAAAAACAGGAAAAGACCCTTTATTTGCAGGGCATAGTATGACACCAACAGGTGTAGATTACTCGCAAGTTTCTGAAGTTATGTTGAATTATGCAAAAAATAATATGGACGGCAAAACCATAAATGAACTGAATAAAGACATTAAAAGGATATTTCCAGATTGGCGTGGATTAAACACGGAAGGAGCAATATCTGATTTAAATAGAGTTTCTGGCAATTTTC